ACTGAACGATTTTTTATTTCATCAGGACTCAATATTCCAAATTGTACACCTTTGATTTCTTTGATATTCTCTGTATACGATAATTCATTATAAAGAGACATTTATATTATTATATATTATTTTTTAAGTTGATTTTTAACTTTAATTTATTCAATTTTTATAAAATACTTAAAAAAATATTATACAATTAAAACTAAATGTTTTATTATTTATTAGGAGCAATTTCTAGTATTATTATATTATCTTATAAAAATAATATTTTATATAATAGTCTTTTATATTATGAAAATATAGTCGATAAATACAAAGGTAACAAAAATAATATTTACATAGAAATAATACAGAATAATAAAATTAAAAAATATTATGATTTAACACAATTAAATACTGATACTATCAAAAATGATACATTAATATTAAATTGGTATATTAATAACAATCTTAACAAAATGATTATTAATACTAAAAATACAAGTAATATAATTATGGCATCTATTATAGTTATTACAAATAATAAAGTAATTGAACACGAAATAACTAAAATATTAAACAGTTTTATAATACCAAATATATCCATAAAATTAAATGATACTAATAAACATGTTTGGGTATCATTACTAAATAATAAATTTAATACCAATTATAATACAAATACTGATTTTACATACAATATTATATTACAAGATGTTTCTATTCATAAATCTAATCAATTAATAATAAATACAGATAGTTATGGATATGTTAAAATTAACGATAAATAAGTTTATTATAATAATACTTAAAATTATAAATATTATAATATATAGATGGATACATTAAATGATACATGGATACTATGGTTCCATGATCCATTAGATAATAATTGGAAATTGAACAGCTATAAAAAAGTATGTTCAATTAATACTATTAATGAATTTTGGTCTTCATATAACTTTTTAAATAATAAAATTGTAGAAAATTCAATGCTATTTTTAATGAGAAATAATATAGACCCATTATGGGAGCATAAAGACAATATTAAAGGTGGATCATGGTCTATTAAATTACAAAAAGGAAATTTGTATGATATTTGGACGACAATATCAATATACTTAATTAATGAAAATATATCTAATAAAGATATAAATGGTATATCTATTAGTCCAAAAAAAAACTTTTGTATTATAAAAATTTGGACTAAAAATAATGATAATGATATAAAAATATTAAATAAAATGACCAATATATCCTATGAAGGTATTATTTTTAAAGCACATAGTATATAATTTAATCATTATCGACCTTTGGTGCCAAACATAATTTTATTTCTCCTAATGATGCTACTGTATATTTTATAATTAATGGATAATCATTTTTTAAAAATAACTCAATTGTATTGCACAAATTTGTACATTTACTAAATAATACAAGATGTTTTAAAGCAAAAATACCTTGAACAATTTCTTCTGGGTTGTGATTTTTCAAAAATGTTAAACCTGTATTAGCCTCACCAATACATGTTTCTTGACACGCAAAATGTCCTTTACAATTAAAAATAAGTTGGTTTTCTAAACTTTTTATTTCAATATTATCTGCTAAATTATGCATATCTCTACATATTTTTTGAAAATCTACAGATGGCATCGTAATTACTGAATCAAATGTAGCAGGTGGAATTTGAATGTTATCTTCATGTAAATCCATTAAATTTAATTTATAATTTGTTACTGTGTTTTTTTCACTGTTTTCTATTTTGATACATAATACACTTTCATTTTCTTCCTCTAAATATAATGTTAATGAATCATTATTACCCATTGTTTTTATCAATTTAAACATATTTAACATATTTATACCCAAAACACGCTTATTTTTACACATATAATGTTCAAAATTATCATTATTTAATTTCAAATGAACTAATACTGTATGCGAAGAATCCATAGCTATTACTTTTATCCCTGTTTCATCAAATTCAAAATTAGCATCTGTCAAAATTTCCTTTAATGCCTCTATTAAAACTCTAAATGCTGCTGATTGTACTGTCTTTATTTCAATAATATTGGTCATTTTATGACTAATATACAAATACATTCTTTAAATATTAAATTAAATACATTTAATTTAATACATTTAATTTAATACATTTAATTAAATATTATCTATTTCTAATATAATAATTCCAGATACTGTTATAAAAAATAAGGATCCTAATATTTTATATAATGCTTTTGGATATTCTTTTGTCATATACTCATCCGTAAATGGTTTTTTTAAATCTCTAACATTAATGTTAGCCGATTTAACTTTTTCATCAGAAATAATAGTATGACCTTTATATAAAAAAAATCCAGAACCAATACATAAAATAATAATTGATGCATACAAACCTATTTGGGTCATCATTTTAGATAAATTGTATTCTATTTTTGCTGTATCATTAGTATTATCAACTTCAAACAAATTATCCGATACAAAATCAGGTAATATATCTATTAATTTGTCTTTGAATATAAGTATTATTGGAATCATCATTATAAACAAAAATAAAATTATAGCAAAAAAATCAGGACCTAATTTACCAACCATTAGTAAGCAACCAACAACTATTAATATTACAACAAACAAAATAGTATACGACTTTATTCTATATATTTCATTATCTTTTAATGAAGATGCTATTTTTATATCGCTCATTAATATTAAATTATATTTTTAATTAAACAATTACATTAAGTATTAAATAACATACAAAAAATAATAGTGTACCCAAATATAAATATTGTGATTTTCTTAAATTTACAGCTGTAATAAGCACATTTCGTGTATCTGAATGAGATAATAAATAAAATAAACATGAAAATAATAAGGCCTTCAACAATAATTTCATGTCCATTTTTTGAAAAACATTATTATTTCCAACAAAAGTTTCCATAGTTGGATTATTTTCATTTTCTAGAATTGTATCTCCTTTTTTACCCACAACATCTTCATCTTCATCTTCATCTTCTTCTTCTTCTTCTTCTTCTTCTTCTTCTTCTTCTTCTTCTGTTTCGTCTAAATTTGATGCTGTTGTTTTACTACCAGATGATGTTGATTGGTTTGCCGATTTCACTAATTTTGTTAGTATTTCAGTACTGTCTACTGTAGCAGTTGTATTTGACACAAATGTTCCAACCATAGATAATTTATAATCAAATTGACTAAATTTTTCTCCATTTATTTCAGTTTTACCTCCACAACATTTAGGACCAATACTTAATTCACATACATCATTTTCTCCACTACAATCACTATTTTCTTCACATTTAGAATCATCATCACAATGTTTAACTCTACATTTTAATGTTGATATTTCATCAGGTGATATATCTTCTGGATCAATCGATTCACCCTTATCATTCAATATATTTACAATTTTTAATTTAGATTGTAAATCAGAAGGCCAAAATTTCCCACTTTCATATGGTGTTAATCTCATCGTTATTTCTAAAAAATCAAACATAATTGTCCCATCATCAGATACATTTAATTTAATTTTACTAAAGGCATTTTGAACCCTCTCACTATTTTCTTCGTCAGTTATATCCTCATTATCTATACTAATTACAGTAGGATTCATAGATTGAAAAGCTTCATGTATTCCGGCATAATTACTCATATATAATTAAACTATATATTTTTTTTAGTTTAATTATATAAATGATAATTATTATTTTTTGTATAATATTATTAGTATTTTTATATTATTACTATTTAAATACATCTAAAGAGCAATTCCAAATAAAAGTAATACGAAATTTAAATAAAAAATTAGATAAAATTATAAATAAAGATAAACCACAAAAATTTATAAAAATAAAAGATTCAGAATATAATGATCCTTCAAAAAAGTTTTTGTACAACAATAAAATAGTTATTACTGGTGGAACAAGTGGTATTGGATATGAAGTTGCTAAAATGTTAAATAAATATAAACCTTTTTTAGTTATATGTGGAAAAAAAAAACAAAAGGTCATCAAAATTGTAAATGAACTAAAAAAATACAACGATAACGTTTATGGTGTTTGGATAGATTTATCATCTAAAAATGGCGGAACTAAAATGTACGAATCTATAAAACAACACATAAATACAGTTGACATTTTAATCAACAATGCAACTATAAACAAAGGTTCACGATTCTTAATATCCAAAAATCCATCTGATTGGGAAAATGAAATATCTGTAAATGTCAATGGAAATATTATTTTAACACAAAAAATAGCATATCATATGAAAAACAAAAAAATAAAAGGACGAATCATTAATATAAGCTCTCAATCATCTAAAGCAAGTAATACTAATCTTGAGTCTGGTAGTGAAATATTAACAAAAAATATGATTGAAAAATATAGTAATTTATTAGCAGATGAATTATATTCAAATAAAATAGCGGTTACAACCATAAGAATCGATGAAAATTACAATACATCTAAAAATAAATTACTAAATTTTAATATGGAAGGAATGTTTTACAAAAAATATTTCGGTCAAATGTTTGATGTTAACATGGATAAATTTACACCAATGTTTGTATATGCCATAAAAGCCCCATTTCACGAAATATCTGGAAAAATTATATCTAGTGAATCATTCAAATCTAATATAGAATTATCTAAAATTATTCCATCACACCAAATAAAACTTAATAATACATACAAAAAATTTAAATTTAATACTTTTACTAAATCAAAAAACAAAGTATACCTAGTTAAACAAAATCCACACCCAATGTCTCCTTCTATTAACAAAATAATTAATGGAAATTTACTTAATACTATTAATAATGAATCAAAATATTCGCCTATTTTAGATTCTATAATAGCTAAAAATCTTAACATAAAAAAAAGTAATATTGTATTCTTCAAAACCGAATATGACTGTATCAAAAAACTAATAGATATATTTGTACCAAAATATCAAAATATTATTGTCGTCAATCCTATTTGGTCTATACTGAAATTAGTAGCATTAGAACACAAAATAGAAATAAAATATTCAGTTCTAAAAGAATATTCTAAAAAATTAATTCCTGATTTTAATCTCATTCTTAAATTTATTAATACAAAAACTAAACTTATTTATTTAAGCAGTCCAAATATTATTTCAGGACAAAGTATCAAAAAAGATGATTTCGATGCCTTTATAAAAGAAGTACCCGAGAATATTATTATACTATTAGACCAACGCTTTTTTGAATTTTCAGATCACGCAAATCCATTAAATGGAAAACATTACAATAAACATAAAAATATTATTACTTTAAGATCCTTTAATAATTATTATTCAGTCGAAAATCTAGAACTAACTTATATTTTAGCACACAAATCTTTAGCAAAATTTATTAAAGAAAACACTATTATTAATCAAATTGACCATTTTAATGAAAAAATTGCTCTAGAATTATACAAAGATGTATATTATAATACTATAAAAAAAAAAATGATAAAAGATAAAAAAGAATTTATCCAACATCTTAAGGAAAATAAAATTCCATACTTTCCTTCAGAAACACACTATTTATTATTAAAAGGTGGTAAAAATAAACATAAAATTGAAGCAGAACTAGAAAAAAGAAACATTATTTTATATAAGTCAAATGACCATTACAATAACTATTGGTCATTACCTTTATCAACCAAAAATATAAATGATACTATTATTGATATCTTGATTTATAGTAATATGTAATACAATTTGATAAATATATATTACCTAAACAAGCACAAATCCATCCAATATAATGAAACATATAACTACTTTTTATAAGAGATAGTGATAATGATGTTAATGTTATTATATTACAATAAAATGATGTATAACACATGCTAATATAAATAAAATACAAATGTGTAATTATACCAACTAACACACCACATATATCTAAATTTCGTTTCCATCCATAATATGGATTATACCAATGAAACACCGATGTTGAAAATACAAAAAATTCAATACTAAATAAAATATAATGATGTCTATATAAATTTAATAAACTAGTACACAAACAAAATGGAGTTAAATATAAAATATATTTAGATTTTTTTGAATTATAATACTCTATTTCTAAATTCATATTATAATGTTCCCTTCATAGCTTTATATACTGCTTGAATAAATGTTTCCGAATAACCATCATAATCATCCATCCATTCTTCATATCGTGGATCCTCTTGTGGGTTATATTCAAAATTACCTAAGAATTCATCTATCTCAACTGTTTCTTTGCTTGTTGTATAAAAATCCATTTCTTTTATGGCCTTTATTTCAGCATCAGTTAATTTGACACCGTTCTTTGGCAAAGGATGAGTAGCATTCCACTGTCGTCTAAGTTCATTTTGATAATCTTTTCTTTCACTAGTTGTTAATGGTTTATAGTTTGATGGATCATAATATGGCCCTTCAGGCATTGCTGGCTTACCATTTACAGAATTTTTTTTTGCTTTGACTGATTTTTTTGAATTACTTGATTGTGTACGGGTTACACAATGACCGTTAACCTTTCCTTTTTTAGGTTTCCATTTACACCCAGAAGAATCTTCACATTTATGTTGGCCAACAGTTTTCTTTCTTCCTTTACATGTTGTTGAATTTGAAGAACCTCCTCGTTTAGATTTAAATCTTTTTGTCATTTTCATCTTTTTTGAACGCATATATAATTAGGTCATATTTTTATTTTATT